GTCGCAAATATCATAACCGCGACAGCCAATACTTTACTAAATACATCGGCGATATTTTTGGCTACACTTAGTAAGGGCTGTAACGCTTTAAGTAAACGACCCATTGCTGATTGAACTTGCGTAGATGTCATAGCCATAGCAACAAATCCAACGGCTACTGGATTAAGCATTTTAAGCAGGTTGCCAAAGATAGGGATGTTTCCAAAAACATTTTTACCAGCCATAGTCGCAAAGGCGGTTCCGAACCCTGCTACGACTGGAAGAATCATTTCAAATTTACCAGCAAGGTCATCTACTTTAGTACCAGTCAAATCCATGCCGTCAATAAACTCTGTAAATTTATCTACAACAGTAGCAACAGGGGTTGTAAGTTTTACTAATACTTTTCCAATAGCCTCAACTACTTTTTCTAATTTTCCACCTGAACCAACGGCTCTAACGATTGCCGCATGAAAACCGTATGCTGATTTAATAATTGGACCAAAGCCTTTGAGAAGCGCCGCGCCCATAGTTACTTGTAACTCTTTATTTAGTTGGCTAAATTCTTCAACTAATTTTGCTGGTGATTGTAAAGACAAAGCAAAAGCACCCGCCGCTTTAGTTCCTTCTTTAAGTACAAGATTCATAACCGCTTGACGGCGTTCACCCATAGTTAAATCTTTAGCCGCTTTTCCGATTGAACTTGCATAGCGTCCATAGGCTGTACCCGCGTCTGTCGTAATACCTACTTGACGCAAAATTCTTGTGTTGCCAGTTGTTATAGCCATGGTTAAAGAACTAAGTGCTTCTTCACCACTCATTGAAGATGCTACGGATAAATCTTGAGCAACCCGAGCAATATCAGCAGACTTTGATAAATCTATATTTGATTGAGCAAACTTTAATGTTGTCTTTTGAGCCTGAGCCGCTTGGATGCCGACTGTTCGCATCGAATCAGATGCTTGCTTTAATGCCTCATAACCTTTACCGCTAGATGCTCCGACTGCCTCTAACGCTAAATCTAAACGCTCAACCTCTGCGGCCGCTTTGAAAGATTTCATTCCAAAAGCAATAAGCCCAGCGATTGCCGCGCCCGAGGCAACGCCAATCGCTGTTAGTGAACCTTGTAATTTAGATGAAGCCTGTTGAAACTCATTAGCCGATTTAACGGCTCTGTCCATGCCTTGAGTAAACTGGGCTGAGTCCGCCGATAACCGAGCGCGGACTTCCATGGTTGGTGACTCAGCCATTTATCTCCTAGCCTTCGCTCTTCTCTCGGCTTTCTCGCGCTCTTTTTCTTTAAGAAGATAGAACGCGTTCCATTCAGTTAATTCCATACTGCTAAGTGGGCGGTGGGATTCACTTCCGTAAAGAAGTTCTCCCACCGTCCGACCTAACTTTTCTGCTAGTTCAAAAAGAAACCGTCTTTCAGGATTCTTGAGGAAATCGCGCCTGTGATTCTTCTACCGCCTTTTCACCTAGACCTGAACTGCCAAGAGCCTTTGTTGCCAAACGCTCAATGACTGCGCCATTCTTTGAAAGAATCGCTTCACGGTCATTCTCGGTAAAGACTGGTAAACCCGTTTCAGGGTCGAATACAGTTGCGATAACAGTCTTTGCGTACATATTAGAAACATCGACCTTATCTGCCGAGGTTGCCCCCTCAGTAAGTGTTGCTCTTTGTCCTGCTGTCATAGAACGAATCTCTACTGAAACTCCCCATTCAGGGACTTCCACTAATTCCTTCGCAATATCGTCAGCCGAAAATATCTTTCCGCGTAAATCTGCCATTTTGTTCTCCTTGGGACACTAGATTGGTCACGATAATTTATTAAGTTTTTTTGAATCAATTCCTATTATGAATAGGTACCGCGTGTAATGGCGCCTGTCACTTGGAACTCTGCTGAGTATGACACTACATCTCCGATAGCACCACTCTTCTCGTAAGAAGTTAGAAGTGCCTCTCCTGTGTACTTGACAAACCCTGCTGTTGAACCTTCAGGACCGTACTCGAATGAAACTGACGCTGATTGACCAAGAATTCCAGCCAAGTGAGCATCAACTGTTGCATCAAAGTTTCCTGCGATGCTGAGTGATGAATCTGTTAGCCCAACTACATAAGACTTCGCTGATGAACCAAAAGTGCTGGTCTCGGCTGTGTCTACTGTTTGTGGGAATCCAACATCTGTAAGTGTGTTTGAAATATCGGTAAGTGTTCCACCTGAATTGTCTACCTTGAATACGGTGGATTTACCATGACGAAATGTAGGCATTGTTTTTTACCTCCTAGTAAAAGCCACCACAGGGGTAGCCGAGCCTGTTGAACCTGCGACTGTGTAGTTCACGCGTAGGTATCTGTTTACTGTTGTACCACTAGCAACCTCGACTCTTTCTGAAGTCTTAGTTGTACTGCTCACCACGGTAAAAGTAATCAAGTCAGCAAAAGTTGAATTATCTGCTGAGTGCTGGATTTTTACTGTGATGTTTCCATTACGGGTGTTTACTGGAACGGATAGAAAACCTGCGCCACCATTAGTGGTTGCAAGAGTATTATCTACGCCTGTTCCATTTCCAGTCGCAGTTACAGTCGAACCTGAAGAAAGAATCTTCCCGTGTTCAACGGCATCTGTTGATTGGAATTCTGCGCTTGCTTGGACAATATCCGCGATGGCACTTGAGACCTCGTAGGATGTATCGTCTGCTTGTAGCAAGATTGCTCCAGCGCCATTTGAATGACCTTCAGGAGCAACGATTAGTTTAATTTTTGTGGCTGAGCCAAGAGCGCTTGCAAAGAATTGGTCAGTACCAACTGATGTTGTTGATTCAAACATACCTGATAGCGAGACTGTTCCATCTCGATGACCTACAACATAGGACTTTGCGGATGTACCAAAGGCACTTGTCTCGGCGGTATCAATAGTTGTTGAAGCGCTGACGCTATTAAAATAGGTTGAAAAGTCATATTCATCTAAAAAGACATTGACATTTTTACCGTGGCGGAATGTAGGCATTATTTCTCCTCAACTGGGCGTTGATGTGGGGTGCCGTCTTGAACAAAACCATCGCCATCAATATCTGTGGCATCGGCGTCAAAACCATCTTCAACGATAGGTTCTTCAACCTTTTCAATTACTGGTTCGACTTTAGTTTTTTCTACAACAGGCTCTTCGATTTTCTTTGTTGGCTTATCGGCATCTTCGACAATACCTGACTCTAAAAGCCACTTCACCGATTGCGGAGGTAAATCAGTAACGATTTCTCCAGCCTCGGCGCGTTTGTTAGGTGGGTAATCAATACCCTGTAAGACTCTATAACGAGCCATTAAAACCTCCTCCGTGACAGCACATGGGTAACCCAAGTAACCGTCAGGTCACTCGGACACGGAAGAGACGAAAAACTCGGGCGACTAGCGCACAGTAGGTCTAGTGTATCAGGCTATTTTTTCGGCAATCTGAAGAACCTTGCAACGAGTAAGCAATGTTGAGAAAGTTTCTTTGTACTCATCTGAACCCTTGATTGTTCCCTTGATAACTGCCTTGTCGCCAACTTGTAAGTTTGTACCGCTTGAAGCAAACCACTTGAACTGGTACTCACCGCTTGCGAATGTGTAAAGAGTTGTCCAGCCGAACTGAGTCTCAAAGGTGTTCTCGCTAAGAACTGTAACCTCTAACTCCACGCGCTCGCCAGTTGGAGCGAATTGCTCAGACTTGTAAACCTTAGCCTCTTGACGAGCAACTTCCTGCTCTTGGCTCTTTTGCTTTGCTTTGATAATTGAAACTAAGATTCCGACTGTGCTGTGGCTTTGATATTCCAAACCGCACACAACCCTGACATTCTCAGCGTAACTAGATTCGCCTTCAAAGTTCTTGCCGTATTCGATTAACTCTCTAGCCTTCTCATATTCAACCTCGGTTGGTTTTTCTCCTACAAATTCTTTCCAGTTATTAGCCCCGTGATGTCCGCCGTTTAAGTATTCCCAAACAAGAGACTTAGTAGAGATGCCTGAACCTGAAGGAATGTATCCACCCTTTTCGACTTGAGTGATTGCGTGAGCCAAGACTCCGACTGTTGAATGACCTGTCCAGCCGTTGCCTGAATATCCACCAAACTCTTCTTCGAAAGTTTCCTCTGTTGGCAAGTAAGAAGCGCTGAACTGCCAGCCTATGTAATCCTTAACGCAACTTGAACCAACCTGACAAACTTTGCCTTCTTCGTTTTGCACAAAGATTACTGTTGAGCGAGCGCGGACTTTTTGGCAATGCTCGCAATATCCAACCTTGACCTCAGATGGCTTAACTTCACGACCACCTGCGATTGATTTTGTGATTGCTTTGCCTTCGATAAACTCAGCAACGCCGATGAACTGCCAGCCGTTAAATTTTACTGGCTCGCCTTCAATAACTAAAACTTGATATTCGTGGCTGATGCCTTCTATTTCTTCAAAACGCTTTTCAATGCGTACTTGGTAGCCACCGCTTAAACCTTTTTTCTGAGCGCGTTGAGCAAGTTTCTGCGCTTTAGCAAGAGTTTTCTCAACTCCTATTTCAGAGATTCTAAACTCTCTCATCTTGCCCTCCTCTCGGGACAAGACAAGTATATCACAACTGGGGTTAGTTATTCTCTCTTCTGAGGCGCTCTTCTTGAATCATGCCTAGGGTCAGGAAGTAGCCAATCCCATCTACCACCGTGTCAGGCTTAGATTGATTAACCTCACGGGCTATCTTCATGCCCACCATGCAAAGGGCTACCTGCTCAGCAGAAACCTCACAGCCGAGGATTACAGCCCATATCTTTGAAGCCCTAGTTAAGTTATCCAAAGGGTGTCCGTAAGCGTCCTGACGGTCTCCTGAGACCAATTCAGCGGCGTATAAGGCTATGTCCCTTGGGTCGTTCATAATACTTGGATGTCCGAGACTCCCTCGCTGGTTACTAGGAATGTCAGAACTCCCAC